AGGCCATGTCCGGCATCAAGGCCGACATGGGCGAAATGGAGAACGGCCCTGTTCTGACCCCTCGCCAGAACGCGATCAGCGACGAACTCTGCGACATCGTCGAGACCTTCGGCCAGTTCGACCAGACCTCCGGCCCTGACGGTGCCCACTACGCGGCCCCGTCTCCGTTCGCCGACAAAGGCCTGATGTGCCAGAACTGCGTCTTCTACTGCGGAGGCCGCGCCTGCGAACTCGTCAAGGGCGACATCGACCCCGCTGCGGTCTGCAAGCTCTGGGTCATCCCTGCCAATCTGGTGAAGGAATAGTTGCCACCCCCTGCAAATCCAAGATGACCATCGAAGAACAACTCTCCGCTGCTGTTGCCACTGCCTCCGCCCTCACCGGCGAGCGTGACGATCTGCGTGCGACCATCGAGAAGCTGACTGTCGGCGCCTCCTCGGATCTCGAATCCCTCAAGGTCGAAGCCGCGTCCAAGGACGCCAAGGTCTCCGAACTCACCGCCGCCATGGAAACCATGGGCATCGAACTGGCCGCTTTCAAGGCCAAGGCCTCGGAGCTCGAGCAGACTCAGGTCAGCGCCTCCAAGCAGGCCGCCGTCATCGCCGCTTCGGTCGGCATCACCCCGACCTCCCTTCCCCAGGAAGGCGAAGCCACCAAGGAAGCCGTGAACCATCTCGCGGTGTTCCTCTCCATGCCCCTCGGCAAGGAGCGCTCTGATTACTTCGCCACCCACAAGGCGACGATCATCAAGGCCGCTATCTAATTTCTTTCACCCCCTAATCTCCTAATACACTACTATGGCTAATTCCATTGTTGCTGCTCCGGCCGTCCTGGCTGAGAGCGTTATCCAGGCCATCCGTGGCCGTCTCCCGGCCCTCAACGGTTTCTCGAGCGTGTTCAACGCCCTCGAAGGTTCCGCTGGTAAGGCCGTCCAAGTGCCTCTCGTCGGCGCTGGCGTCGCTTCCCAGTTCTCCACTGGTGGCTACCTCACCGGCGATGACGCGAACCTGACCGCCGCCACCGTCACCCTGAAGCACTTCAAGTATAGCGCCCGCTTCTCGCCCCTGGACGTCAAGTCCTACGGCGCCCAGTACCTCGTCAACGCGTTCTCCCCGACCGCCGCTGTCGCTATCGCTGAAGCCTGCCTCGGTGAAGTCGGTGCCCTGATCACCGCCGCCAACTACTCGGCCTCCTCGACCACCGGTGCCAACCTCAGCTACGCTGAAGTCGTCGCTACCAAGGGTACGCTCGACGCCGCCAAGGCCGGTGACCCCCGCTCCTTCGTCCTCGGTGCTGGCTACGCTAACGACCTCCTGACCGACTCCTCCATCATCGGTGTCCGCGGCCTCGAAGCCCCGGTCATCGCCACTGGCAAGATTGGTCAGCTCGTCGGCTCCAACATCTACCAGTGGACTTCCCTCCCTAGTAACTCGGAAAATCTCGTGGGCTTCGCCGCTGGCGCTGACTCCATCGCGGTGGCCTCGGGTCTGCCCTACTCGGAAATCCCGGGCTTCGATATGGCCGTCGCCACCGACGACCAGAGCGGTCTCTCCATCCAGATCCTCATGGGTCAGGAGCAGAGCGGCTACTACAACGTCACCGCCACGCTGCTCTTCGGTGCCGCTGTCGGTCGCGCCACGAGCCTCGTCCGCCTCAAGTCCGCTTAATCGGACCTACAGGCTCCAAACGGACCCCCAGCGATGGGGGTCTTTTTTTTGCCTACCTCCGCAAGAGTATGAGCCTTTACGGTCAGTTTCTGCAGGACGCCAAGGACATGGTGGCGGACTTCGGCATTGATGGCCGGACCTATGACAGCACCCTGACCTTCAAGGCGCTGCTCTCCGACCCGGTCCAGACTCAGGTCTTCCAAGCAGGGGGGTATGTGGAGCAGACCCAGCACTCTGTCCGTCTACCCGCTGTAACGGCCTCCTGGAGCCTCCCAGACGGGTCTATTGGGGCATCGGGAGCCACCCTGACATCGGGGGCCCCCATTGCCAACTTTGCCATCGGCAAGAAACTGGTGGTCGGTGGCCGCCATCTCCGCATCAATGGCCGGACCTATAAGCCAGGGTCGGCTTGGATCACCCTCGTCGTCATCGAGGATAACCAGTAAGCGCCGTGGGGTTTGTACACCCAAACGCGGATAGCCTTAACAAGGCATTAGACGCCTTTGCAAGAGAGACAGGGTGGACTATGGAATATATTCTGCTCCGCGAGGCCGCTTTGATGTGCCGAGACGCCATCATCTTCACGCCTCCCTTTGTCGAGGGCGGTGGCGGTGGCGAAACCAAGCAGGCTGAACTCGTAGGCCGCAAGGCTGTCGACCGCGATATCCGGCGTATCTTTGTCCCCAAAAGCGATAAGGCCCGCGTAAACGGCATGATGATGCTTAAGCAAATGTCAAATGCCGCAAAACAGCGGGACTATGCTTCGTTCGTTGAGGCCCGCAGGATGCTTTCTACATCCCCCGTAAGACTAGATTCACTCATTGCTTACCGCATCGTCAATGACGGTGACGAGATGAGGGCCTACAAGAAAGCCCAGAACTTTTTTAATAAAGCCACGGTAGTTCGCATGAACCCACCAACCGACAATATGCGCCAGGTGCACGATCAGTATCTTTTTGTCACTCGTGGTAGTCGCAAACGTTTTGATAAAAGTAAGCTAGATTTCACTGGACGGTACTTCGTCAATTCCAAGGGCGAACTAAATTCATACATCAAGAAACGACAAGAGGAAGTCGGTAAACTCAAGTCGGGCTGGTGGAACGTCCTTGAATCTCTTCCTAAGCCAAAGAAGAAAGGCGTCGAACAGAACTTCGGCCGCAAGGGCGTGGCCGGATACGTCAAGAACTTCCCAGGTGAGAATGCCTTTCAATTTGCCGTTACTACTTCCGATACGGTTAAAATTAATTTCGGGAATAAAATTGGCAATATGAACGGTGTTGCATCTAGGAATAACGTGGAAAGAATGATGTATGCCAATGCCCATAAACGCATATACAACGACCTTCGGCAGATGGCTGATCGCGACCGCGAAAAATTTAACTCCGGAGAAACCCGATAATCATGCCCACAGTACCGTCTACACCTTCCCCTGGCACCCTATCTATCCGGCAAGTCGTCGAGGGTGTCTTTGCGTCCTACCTTGGAGCCGAGACCGCCCTTGCTGGAATCTCGGTCTATACCGGGGACAGCAACGAGGTTAACGTCCTTCCCAAGATTGTCGTGCTCTGCGATTCTGCCCGACCGATGCCTCAGCTTGGAGACCCTGCCGGGAATTACATCTGCTCCGTCCGGATGACCCTACTATCCAATGCGGACGACACTACCCTGTCCGCTCACCGCACCCGCTGTGCCGCCATTGTGGCCTTGATGCGGGATACTCCCAGCATCCAGACCGCCTTCCTCGCGGACGGAAAAGCCTCTTGCTACGACTGCGGGATCACCTCCGAAGACGAAGGGGTCGATGAGCGCTCCTGGGCGACGGCCTTCGTGTATGAGGTATGGACCTGCCTGAACCCCGCTTAAGGCAGTTGCCACCCCCCGCAAAATCAAATGGCTGCTATCAATAACGGAGTCACCTGTCTTTATGGCATCAACGGCACTGTCTCGAACCTGTTCGTGCAGTCCTACTCCATCAGCTCCTCTTTCAACCTGAACGCCCAGGTCATGGATGAAGACGGCCTGACCGTGACCGAGCGCTACGACGACCGCAAGTCCGAGATTACCATTGAAGGCATCGCCAAGACCTCCGCTATCCCTACCCTTGGCGCCAGCATTACTTTTGAAGTTAATGCCGACTCGGCTTACGGAACCGGCCCTACCGGTACCTTTACGGGTACGGTAACCAAGGTCGACGACAAGGGAAGCAACAAGGCCTTCTCCGCGGTGACCATCACGGCGGTCTCTTACGAGCAGATCTAACTTCCACTTGCCCTAGCTGAAACGGGGCAAAGGATGGGAGCATGGATAGACGGTTTCTAGATGCCTTCATCGACCCGGGCCCTTTTCGGCTGCTAGGTCGTATGCTTTACCCTTGGTGCCTTAAGTACCGGGTACGCTTAACGGCCTTTGAGTCTCCCCTGATGACTGATGCCCGCGGCGTCACGCCTGCGGACCTGGTCTTTGCCTGCAAGGTATGCGCCGAGGAGCCGTTAGGCGGAAGCCTTGGATGGTGCGACAAGCTTTGGATTGCCAGGATGAACCATAACCCCGCCGAGTTCGAGGTCATGTTGAAAGCCTTTGCCGGATATGTGATGACGCAACACTGGCCCAAGTTCTGGGAACAGAACGCCAAGAAGTCTGGCGGGAGCAAGGGCATCCCCTGGCCCCTTACGGTCGTGGCCGGCCTGATCACCAATGGCATACCAGAGAAACGCGCCTGGGAGATGCCGGAATGTCAGGCCATCTGGATGAATACGGTCATGGCGATTTCAAAGGGTGCAGACGTGGCGGTCATGTCGCCAGAGGAGGAGGCCTTTATGGCCGAGGAGGAGGCTAAGGCCAAGGCCGTTGCCGACGCGGCAAAGGTAGACTAGCCACCATGGGACAATCACTCGAAATCGAATTGGGCGGAAAAACGACCGTACCGGAAGCCGTCGATAAATCCAAGAAGGCCATTAAGTCACTTTCAGAGCAGGTCGGTGAGATTAAGAAAAAGTTCGGCGAGTCGTTCAAAGACATCTTCCTTTCCTTCCTCGGACCGATGGCCATTCTTGGAGCTGCCCTTGGAATCATTGGGAAATTAATTGCGGACAACGAGAAGAAGCGAGCAGACGCCAACCAGGCAGCCATTGATCAGACCAATGCACTGATGTCTGCCGAGGATAATTATGCGGCAAAAAAGAAGAAAATCGCTGATCAAAACAAAGCTGATAAAGAAGAAGCAAAGACTCAACGCGAAGAGACTACGTTGCAATTCCTGCTTAACGATCCAAGAGGCGGTGACATTTACGCAAGAGAACAAAGAAAGTATGAAAAAAGGGGTATTTATTCAGAGGGATTAAGCATCCCTTATAATAGGTTAAAACAGTTTAAAAGCATTCAGGATGAAGTTCAGGCAATCCTTGCCGAAGACATGAAAAAGAACCCACTTCCTGGCACAAACGTTCCAAGCTTTAAAGGCCCAGAAGGCTTCTCCAACGTCGTCGGTGTCGGCGCCAACCCGGTCATCGAAGCCATGACGCGTCAGGTCGAGATTCAGGACGAAATACTGAAGATCATCAAGGAGGCCATGCCCCCCAGTCGTCCGCTCGATGTCCCTGACTTTACCAAGAAAGTCCCCCTCAGCCTGCAGAAGGCTGGCATCGCATAATTTATGGCACGCATCGCTAACGGAAACGGTCTAGACCCGGCTCTCCTCCAGCCTGGCTTTTCGGTCCAGTCTGACGGGTTCGGCCTGTTGACTTCGACCTGCACCTTCAAAGCCGACTTCTCGGTCGACGCAAGCGCTACGTTCCCGCGCGGAGCAACGCACCCTGATTCAGCCTATTCATTCCTTAAGGCGCACAAGTGGTCGGTCAGCTACGACACGTTGAACATTGCCACCATCAAGGTGGACTATGTCGGCATTGATACGTCGGTAAACTCCGGTAACCGAACGAACGCAAACACAGCTGCAGCCAATGGACTAACGGCCCAGAACATCACCAGCCACCCGAACTTCTTTACAGCCCAGACTGGCTTCATTGGAGCCATCGCAGGCCCCGCTCCATACACCGAAGACACTGCCGGAGTCTATGCGCCTGCCATCGGCAACGGTCACGGCTTTATGGGCCTTAACGGATCGTGCTTTGAGAAAGAGTCGGGTGGCCGTTTTGTCGGCTTCGTCGACCCTCAATACAAATCCCTCTACGGCAAGACGCAGTACCTAGCTACCACCACGACCTATAGTGGCACCGTCTACTACGGGGACGCGACTAACGTACAGGCCCTTTTCCTTCTCCTTGGAACCGCGACACAGACGGCGTCTTGGGGTACTGAGTTTCCCCTGCTCCCAGCGTGGGCTCCGATTGGCACGGTATCCGGTGTCGGCCACTGCAATCTGCTCTCACAGGCTAATGTCGAAGAGTTCGGTTCGCTCTTCAAGGTGAGCTACGAGATCCGTTACGCCAAGGACGGATGGGACAACGCAACCTACATCAATCTTACCTAAGCATATGGCTATCCAGCCCGGTACAGGTTACACCTTCACGTCCTCTAGTCTCGGGACTAACCTTAACATTGAGCAGCCGTGGAGTGAGTGGGATAACAATAAATTTGTCTGCTCTCCTTACAAAGTCCACAGCGTCACCCCCAAGACGGGCGAGGGTGGCGACTACGTCACCTTCGACATCTGCCCGGGCACGTTCAACAACCTGATGCCGCAGAGCTATGACTCGGTTAACGAGGAGTGGGTCTGCATCGACGACCAATATGTGGACACCGAGTTCGTCCTAGACTTCGCCTCGACGACCACGTCCATCGTCTACCTCCGCGTAGGCCCGGATGCAACGTCGCACGCCTTCCCGCCTACCTCCCCTGGAACCGGCAGCGATGACCCTTATCCGCGGATCTACTCGACAGGCGGCGCGCTGCCTGCAGACAGCGATACGTTCGGCTATGTCGCCATCGCCAAGGTCACTGAAGTCAGCGCTACGGTATACACTGTCGAGCAGTACGTCACCGGCTCCCTCTGGGGCGATCGTATCAAGGTCGGTACGGACACGGCTTTATACTTCTACGCTCGAATCTAATGGGCTTTCTCATTGGAGACGATGACACATTCCGAACGTGGGGAAGATTGCGTACTGTAATCGCAAATGGCGAATACCCCAATAATACCGGATACTATACCGCCAACGTAGAGTACCCTACCGGGCTTTACCCCACTGCCGGAAAGTTCATCAGGGCTTGGAATACGCCGACAACCTTTTACGGACAGCCAGGTATTAATGCATTTTTTAGTGGAGGCTATCAGTTAACCGCTGTTGGTATCAACACTCAGGATCAGGCTCAGATTGTAGGCGAGACGGCTACCTTCGACACGTCAGAGACTCTTACTGTAACAACCGATGCCTTTACGGGCGGGCAGTCATTTACCCCTACGGTCGCACCGTCCTACGTCCTAAGCCTGGGTAAGTTCACGCGGATTACCTGAACTTAAGCACCCCTTTGCCCCCCTGGGCATAGTTATGGCGACGACTGTCACGATGAAGCGGGGGACTACCCTTGCGGGAACGGTGAACTATACCGCAGGGGCTGGCCCGGCTAACCTACTCGGCACCACGGTCACTTCCGACGTCATCGACTCGGCTGGCACGACCTACCATCTGACGGTCACCATGGCTGGTGATGGCCTATCCTTCGTCCTGCGATATGACGGCAGCACGACCGACTGGAACACCGGCACGGGCCGATGGGACATCAAGTTCTCGACGGGTGGCACGGTCTTCTACACCGAGACCATCCGCATCCTCATCATCGACGAGGTCACCCACTGAT